AACAAGCAGCAACACCTATACCTTTCTATTTCAGCATGAAGTAACAAAGGAAGAGGTGACCTTAACACTAGCGGATGTCAGCCCTTTCAAAGAAAGATATTCAGAATTCAATATACTGGAAGCATCTTTTCAAAATAGCACAGTAGGCTTTTGGCGGTACTATGTAACCCAGTCAGGAAGCGGTGCAAATATCATAGCCACAGGGAAGATGGAATTGACAGCGGTGAATCTAAGCACAGCGGGAGTAGTCAGATATAACGGCTATAACGGAAACTTCAAAACTTATACAACTACATGATAAAGTTTTTCAAATTTGATCAAGTGCCTTTGCCTATTTACAAAGAAGTAAAGGGAAAGGACTGGATTTACTACGGCGAGCGAAATGACTACCCAAACTACCTGCTTCGGATCTACAATAATTCGGCAAAGCATAATGCCATAGTAACTGGCAAGGTAGACTACATTTGTGGTAATGGTTGGAGCGTAAAAGCTGAAGATGAGATGCAGAAGGCCAAGGCCTACGGCATGATTGACAAAGTAAATTCTGAAGATGAATCCTTGAATGAGTTAACTAAAAAGTTAACTACTGACATGACGATTTTCGGAGGCTACTATCTCCAGGTGATTTGGACTAAGGCCACAGGGGAGATTGCAGAACTTTACCATGTAGACTACTACAAAGTCAGAACCAATGCTGACAATTCAGAATTCTATGTTTCAGACAACTGGATCAAGAATGATAATGTCAACCCTAGGCCTGAATACGAAACTTTCCCTGCCTTCGATCCAAACAACAGAACAGGATCACAGATTCTTTACTTCAAGGAATATAGAGCAGGAGCAAATACATATTCTTTGCCTGACTATCGAGGTGCGATCTCCTATATTGAACTAGATATTTCGATTGGTGAGTACCACTTGAATACGATCAATAATGGAATGTTCTCAAGCAAGTTGATCAACTTGAATGGTGGCAAAGTTTCCCAGGAAGAAGAGGATCGAATCGAGAGACAATTCAAGGACAAATTTTCAGGATCTAAGAATGCAGGAAAATTTATGCTTGCTTTCAATGATTCCAAGGATAATGAGCCTTCAATAGTAGACCTATCAGGCACAGAACTTGACAAGCACTTTGACCTTTTGAATAAGACAGTACAGCAGGAGATTTTTAGCGGTCACAAAGTATCTTCTCCTATGCTTTTCGGTATCAAAACCGAAGGACAACTTGGAGGCAGATCCGAGATTCGTGAAGCCTACGAACTATTCCAAAACACCTACATCAACACCAAGCAGCGAAGCCTGGAGGAGACTATAAATTACCTTTACAAGTTCAATGATTTGCAGGCCTTGCTAGAATTACGCAAGACAGAACCTATCCACTTTGAATTCTCGGAGGCTATCATTTCTGCCAACATGACACAGGAGGAGATCAGGGAAAAACTAGGGTTGAACCCTATCGAGAAGAAGGAATCTCAAGGATCGCAGGATATCATCAACTCTTTGAATAGCCTTTCTCCTTTGATTGCTACAAAGGTGGTAGAATCTATGGATGTAAACGAATTGCGAGGCCTTATCGGGCTTCCAATTAGAGCGGACATAGTTACACCTGCTGCAATCAATGAAGCACCTGTGGGGCAGCCTGATGCCTTCCAGGAGCAGAAGCATTTGACCTGCTCAATTTCAGATCATGATGCGGAAATCCTAGCCATGTTTGAAGGAAAAGGATTCAGCAGGGACAGGTTCAAGATCCTGGAGAGCAACAAAATGTTTTTTAACAGCATGGAAGAGTTTGTCAAGGAAGAACTTTTTGCCGAGTACATCTTGAATGAGGTACAAAGAAATATCCTGAAGCAAATTCAGAATAACCCAAATGTGACTATCCCGCAAATTGCCGAGGCTACTGGTGTAGATGAGGCTTCTGTGATCGGGAGAATCAATACCTTGATTGATGATAATGTAATCACTGAAAAGATTTCAAGAGAAGGCTTGATCACTAGAAACATCACTAGAACTGGAGATGCTGCGATCAAAAGGCTTCAGCCAGTGACTTCATTCCGAGTGCTTTATTCCTATGAAGAACGCAAGAATGTACCTGCTGCACTAAGCGGAAGCAGACCTTTGTGCGAGAGGTTATATAAGGATGGAAACAGCCTTCTATTTACTAGGGAGGAGATTCAAAACATATCCAATCAGCTAGGATATTCTGTATTCCAGTTGTGCGGGGGATGGTATAGAAATCCGAATACAGGCAGAACCACACCTTACTGCCGACATGAATGGGTGAGAAATGTAGTAATTGAAAAAACAAGCCGATGAGTGCAAATGTATTGATGATCAGTGAGCAGTCCTTCAAGGATTTCACTGTGGCAAGTGCCAACATAGATCTAAAAAATGTAACCCAGGTGATCAAGATGACACAGGACAGGTACATCCATCCGATCCTTGGTTCTGCTTTATACGATAAAATCCTAGATCTAATTGTGGCCAATACGATAGGCCAATCAGGCAATGCAGTATACAAGACTTTGCTTGATTCTTACATCACAGATACCCTTTTCAATTATGTCCTTGGTGAATTGCCTATGGCCTTGCAGTACAAGTTTGTGAACAAAGGTGTAGTGAAGCGGAAGAGCGAGAACATTGAAGAGCCAACCTTTGCAGAATTGCAGTCAGTTGGGGAGTACTACAAAGGATATGCGGAATGGTATGCCGAGCGTACTATCAATTACCTATGTGCTAATTCTACTTTGTACCCTGAATACTTGAACCCTGGATCAGATGTGACTACTATTCAGCCTGTGAGCAATCAATACAGGGTGGCTATCAATTTAGGCCGAGGTGACTATGAAGATCCGAGACCTTACAGCGAAAGATACCAGGGGAACAGATACAAAAAACCTTTCTAAAAATGGCCTATTCCAAGAACGAAAAAAAACTCAAGGAATTTCTAAGCAAACAAGATGACACTAAGCGAACTAGTAGCAAAACTAAAGGCAATCCAGGAAGATCATCCGATGATCCGAACCTTCGGCGAGGGTGATATCTACGATTATGTAGATAATGGAGGTGAGATTGAATACCCTGTTTTATGGGTGGTGATGCGACCTTCTCAATATGCTACTTCGGTAATCAGATACAGACTAGTTCTTTTGTTTGCGGATCTACTTACAGAAGATAAAAGTAATAGGTTGCAGATTCAATCGGATCAGCTGCTTGTGGCTTTGGATGTGCTAGCCAAGCTGAAACTTGACACAGCCTTTTCCTTCAACCCTTCTACAAATGCCTCCTTCGATTTCTTCCAGGAGAGATTCGATGACTTCACAGCGGGTGTATCTATTGACATAGAGATAAGCAGCCCTGTGCCTTTGAACCTTTGTGCTATCCCTACCACTTAAACGAGATGAATATCCTTCAAAAAGATGAGATTGGTGTACCCTCCACCTTTGTAGCAATAATTGCAAATGTATTTCAGGCCATAGGGATTGACTTCCTAAATGTGATCCTGACTATGATCATTTCTTTGCTTTCTATTGTGTGGCTAGTATTTAAGATTAAAAACGAAAAGGCAATTTTTGACAGCAGAAAAAAAGATGAAGAAGGCAAGTAGCGTTCAGAAGGCTTCATCCTTCGGGAAGAGAAGAAACGGAAAGGCAAAGAAGGCATATTCAAAGGCATTAAATAAACCTAAAAAATACAGGGGTCAAGGTAGATGAGAACCTTTTTTAGTTGGGCAAAAGGATTCCTTTCTGAAAATGGGGAGGCATCCTCAAAAAGATTTGTAGGTGTTATTGCTGCTTTGGCTTTATGTTACAGCCTTTTAAAAAATCCAAATGAAGCAGTGGTGTTATCGGTGGCTGCCTTATCGGCTGCTGCCCTGGGGATCAGTGCTGCCGAAAAGATATTTAAGAAATAAAAAAATGAAAATCAGCACACACTTAAACCTGGCGGAAGTTACTAGAAGTGATGCTGCAAAAAGGCATGGCATAGACAACACACCTACTGCCGAGCACCTAGAGAACTTTAAGCTGCTAGCTGAAAAGGTTTTTGAGCCTATCAGAATGCATTTCAAGACACCTATCTTTATCAGCAGCGGGTACAGATCCAAGGCTTTAAATGACTTCATCAAAGGCAGTGCTAATTCACAGCACTGCAAAGGAGAAGCAATTGATATTGACATGGATTCAAGTAATGCAGGGGTAACTAATAAAATGGTATTTGACTTTATCAAAGATCGGCTAGACTTCGATCAGTTGATTTGGGAATTTGGATCAGACACCAATCCTGACTGGGTTCATGTGTCCTATTCAAAGGCAGGAAACAGGAAGCAAAAACTCAAAGCAGTTAGATCAGGTGGCAAGACTACCTACATAAACATTCCCTAAATGGAATTAACCAAAATCGCACGGAATGTGCACTCTCTTTCATTAAGCATGACGGAGAACAAAGTTGCCCTACTTTCGGATATTCACTGGGATAATCCAAAATGTGACAGGTCTATGCTGAAGAGACATCTTGACTACTGCCTAGAGGAGAATATCCCTGTCTTTGTCAATGGTGACTTTTTCTGTTTAATGCAGGGGAAAGGTGATCGAAGGGGAAACAAAAGTGATATCCTTCCCGAGCATAATAACGCAAAGTACCTGGATAGCATAGTAGAAACAGCGGTGGAATGGTGGTCACCTTATGCATCTATCTTGACTGTAATCGGCTACGGAAATCACGAAACTGCGATCATCAAGTACCAGGAGACTGACATCCTTCAAAGGTTTGTAGACCTTTTAAACTACAAGAATAAAAGCAATGTGTTCACTGGTGGATATGGAGGATGGATGGTTCTTAAATATGATTTAAGGCCAGGCACTAATATGACCAAGACCATGAAGTATTTTCACGGATCAGGTGGAGGTGGAATTGTCACCAAGGGTGCTATCAACTTGACCAGGGCTTTGGAGGCATACGAGAACATGGATGTTTTTGTGATGGGTCACATTCACGAGAACGCAAGCAGAAACGATGTAAGGGATGCCCTTCACTATAATCAAGGCAAGCGGGTTTATGAATTGCAGCAGAAGCAGATTCACCTAGCGATAACTGGATCATATAAAGAAGAATATGGTGATGGTAGCCATGGGTGGCATGTAGAAAGAGGAGCACCTATCAAGCCAGTGGGAGGTCGAATCTTGACCTTGAACGGCAGAAGATATGTCAAAGGTGAATCCGAGAACTATGAGGTATTAATTGATTCGCATAAATTCCCACTATGAAAGCTACCCTGACATTTACCCTGCCTGAAGAAGAGCATGAATACACCAATGCTGTTGAAGGTGCTAAGATGAGATCTATCCTTTGGGATGTAGATCAATGGCTAAGATCTAAATTGAAATATGAAGAACTAAGTGATGGGCAGTTTGATGCTTTCAAAGAAACTCGAGACCACATTAGAAGATTATTGATTGAAGAAAATATCGACCTGGAAAAATAATGGATAACCAACAAGCCAAAACAGCAGCACTTTCTTTTTTGATTGGGGTTATAGTAGCAGTCCTTCTGTTTCCTAAGCGGGAATATGAGACAGTCTACAAGACCGAAATCAAAACAGAAACGGATACTTTATTCGTGTCTTCCACAGATACGATCTATGTTACAAAAAACAAGATTAAAACCCAAATTTTAAGGGATACAATACTAATTAATTTTAAGCCACAAATTAGCCTGTTTGAGAGCACTTTCCCTTTTGAGCATGGAAGTACTAAGGTGAGTGGAGAAGTCCTTGGAGAAGTGCTTAAAATGACTGCTGTGAACGATTACACTATTCCAGTGGTGACCAACACAATTACTGAAACAAAAACACAGACAATTATTCAAAAGCCAAAGGGGATCTACCTGGGTGCGGGCATCAACTCAATCCTTCAGCCTAGCGGGAAAGTTGCCTACTTGGACAACAAATATCTTTTTGAATATCAGTACAGCCCTATGCAAAAAGTACATCAGATAGGGATAAGCAAAAAACTATTTTAGGATGTGGCTTGAGATTGATGTGATGCTATCGGGTAGCACGATGGACTGGAAGGAACTAGGCCTAGATGTCAAGCACGAGTTTGTCAGGAGGATGGTCAGGCTTGAGGATATTGCCTATGTCCAGGAGCTAGTGCATGATATCCAGGTGATGTACTTCTATGACAAAACTTCCGTTTTGATTAGGGGTGAATACCAAAGGATCAGGGATGAGATCCTCCACCTGGAAGATGAAGAAGATTAACGAAGGTAAAAAGTT